GCAAATATCAATGTGAATGTAACTGAATGCTGGATTGAAGTAGACAGAGATGGAGATGGTATTGCTGAATTAAAACACATAATGACTATAGGTAATCATATCATTTATGAAGATGATGTGGATGAAATACCATTAGCTTCAATTGTTCCTATAGATATACCATTTGAATTTTATGGTTTATCTATGGCTGACTTTACTAGAAGTTCAACCTTAGCATCTACAGCAATACTTAGAGGTTTTGTAGAAAATACTTACCTAACTAACTACGCTCCAAAGCTAGCTGATCCTAACGTAGTAGACTTTTCTGCTCTTCAGAATATGAAGCCTAAGCAGATTATACCTACTAACGGGAATCCTCAAGCAGCTGTTTCTACTTTACCACCTGAAACAATATCAACCGGTACTGTTCCTTTATTAGAACACTTACAAACTATTAAAGAGCAAGCAACGGGTATGAGTAAGACTGTACAAGGTCTAAATGATACTTTATATGTTTCAGGAAATTCAGAACAAAAGTTTGCCGCTGTCCAATCAGCAGCCCAGAAGCGTATTCAACATATTGCGCGGCGTTTTGCTGAAACTGGTTTTAAGCGGTTGATTGCTGGAGTCTACGAGACTATGCATAAGAACATGAAACGTAAAGTGTCTTATAGTATGAATGGTCTTCAAAAAACCGTAGATATGAACGCACTACCATCTAAGATGGATGTAGAGATTCTCCTTGATATAGGAGATAATAGTAACACTTCTAAGTTAACGAAACTACAAAGAATAGGTGCAGAAGTTCTTCCAGCTTTAAATCAGCAAGGTGCAGGTATAGTTATTAGGCCTGAAGCACCTGCTGTATTAGCTACTCAGATAATAGAAGCTATGAATTTAGACAGTAACGATTTTTTAGAAGATTATAATACAGACGAGTTTAAGCAAAAAGCTGCAGAAGCTATACAAGCACAGAGTGAAGCAGCTGAAATGCAGAGACAAGTTGCTAATCAGAAAGCTCAATCAGAAGTTGCCTTACAAGAAGCAAACGTAGTTTATACTAATGCTCAAGCTAAGAATACATCAGATGATAATGCTAGACAACTAGCAATAGCTATTGATAAACATTTTCAAGAGTGGGCAAACTTAAGTATTAAAGCTACAAAAGAAGGAGCAAAAGTGCCACCACATCCTTCTTATAACGATATATTACAAATGGCACAGCAATTATTAGGAGGAACCCAAAATGGGAACAGTAACACTTAGTGCTGCAGGCGTTGGTGCCGCTCAATCAGGAACTGTAACTACTGCTGCCGGCTCAGCTGCTGGAAGTATTATGGTTACTAATCACAGTGATGGAGCTATTACCTTCAACGTAGCTACAGCCGGAACAGTAGTACAATCAGGCATTAGTTTAGGACCTAAAGACTATACAATAGTAACAGGCCTTAACGATGGTGCACAAACATTAACAAGTGTAAAGACTTCGCACGGCACAGCTGCGCAAAGTGGTGAAATTATATACAATACACTTATTGCTTAAATGAATAAAGAAGCTATGATAACGCATATGGTTATGGTTATCTTAAGTGCTTTATTCATTTATTATCTTGCTTTTTAAGGAGAAACAAATGAACAGACATTTAGAAATTATAGATTGGTTTAATAACTACACCCCTTATACTATCGGCTTCGATAGATTGGTGGAACGATTAGCCGCAAATACTAACACGGATACTTATCCTCCGTTTAATATTATAAAGGAGGACGCAGAGAACTTTAAAATAGAAATGGCAGTAGCCGGCTTTGAGAGATCTGAAATAGAGATCACAGTCGCTGATGGTATGCTGTCAATTAAATCTGCGAAAGAAAATAAAAATGATGATGATAAACTCTACAGAGGTATTTCTTATAGGAAGTTTAATAAGAAGTTTACATTAGCTGAAGATGTAATTGTAAAAGATGCATCGCTAGTTTGTGGGCTATTAACTATTAAACTAGAGAAAATACTTCCTGAAGAAAAGAAACCTAGAACGATTAAGATTAATTAAGGATTAATATGGACCAGTATAAGAAAGCAGCTGAGACGAGGCTAAGCAATTCTGCGTCCCATGGCAATCATAAAGTTCATCCGGAAGAACTAGCACGAAGGGCCCACACACGTGGGCACTTTGCAGGCAAAGAACGAGATGAATTTTTTGATCAAGTCTATGGTGATATATTAGTAGAGTACTTTATGCAATGGTTAAAAACCGAGCCTCACGAAACCAAGTCTCGAGAGTTTTTATATGCATCTGCTATGGCACTAGGTAGTGTCAAAGAAAAGATGATTGCTTTCGAAACTTATGGAAAGAACGTACCACATATGCAGGAGGACGATAGTGAGGGAAGTAAATAAGACAGAAGTATTGTTTAATGTAGAAACAATGATAAATACTTTAGAGTATGATTCAATGAGATCACCCGGTAAAACAAAGGTGAACGCAGGGTTATTAGTTAACCTATATACTCTAAAAGATATATATACAAAGGAATTAAAGAATTCAAAGCCAACCCCTATAAAAAAGGAGGTAGCGAATGGATAGTACGGACGCACAAGTGGACTCTACCCCAAAGGATGATTCCCAAGCAGACGTAGGTCGAACAGAGGATCAGTTGCTGGCTGACATTGTTCGTAATTCGGATTTTTTACCGAATGACGAAGAATCTCTACCCGAAGAGCAGGTGCCTGAGTTAGACCCGGAACAATCAGAGGAAGTCAAGACCCAAGAATCTGAGGAAGCCGTTAGTGAAGAAGTTGAAGAAGAGGTCCAACCAGAAGGAGAAGAAATTCCAGCTGAGGATGCTGCGCAAGCCGCTACCCAAGAATCTGAAATTTATACTCAAGATGATTTGGATTTAGATGCTAAAGTCTCTGTCAAAATTGACGGACAAGAAACTGAAGTATCTTTTGGTGATCTTATTAAAGGTTACTCTACTGAACAATCTCTTTCTAATAAGGGTCGTGAGCTTGGAGATGCTAGGAAAAAACTCGAAGAAGAATTTCAAGGTAAACTAGGTGAAATTGACTCTATGTCAAAAGCTAGTTTAGCTGTCTTATATTCTGAAGAGAAAGCTAAAGCAGATCAATATCATGAGCTTGAAAAAAAGATTACCGACGCACGTAAAGATGGTGATTCTTACAATTTAACTGAATTAAAAGATCAACGTGAGGAAGCACAAAAGGAGTATTGGGCTGCTAGGAATAAACGAGAAAATTTGGGAAAGGCTGTACAACAGCAACAACAAAAACAATTTCAAGAAACTTGGCAACAAAGTATTACTCATTTTAACGAAACAATTCCAACATTGATTCCCGGCTATAACGAAGACAGAGCTAAACAAATACGAGAGTTTGCTTTATCTGAGGGAATATCAGAGGATGTTTTAAATAATGTAGTAGATCCTGGCATTGTGAAATTTGTTGATGATTATAGACAGTTAAAACAAGGCGTTACTAAAGGCGCTGTAAAACGTAAGGCATTACCAGTTAAAAAGGCTCCAGTAAAAAAGTCTAAAACTGTTTCACAACAGAAGCAGGATAGAAGTCAAGTACTGAGGTCTAAAGTGTTAAGTGGTAAAGCTGATTCAGGTGAAGAGAAGGATTTTCTAAAGGCTATGGCCGAGCGATCTCTGGGTAATATTTAATATTAACTCAAGCCTTGGAGGTAAATACTTATGGCTAATACACTTGGTGTACGAGGTACAGGCGGACCAGCAGGTCCCGCACGTGCTACAAACAAGGACGTCTCTGAAAGAGAAGACCTTGCTAATTTTATTTCGATGATAACAAGGGACGAAACCCCTTTCACTGCATCTATCGGTAAATCAAAAGCTACCGCGATTTATCATGAATGGCAAACTGACGAGCTCGAAGCTCCCGGTAACTCACGAATCGGTGAAGGTACTGACTGGATCGCTCCCGACGCTACGGGTTCTGGTGGTACAGGTGCAACACCTGCTACTGGTGACAAGTTTGCTCATACTGGTCCTAACAGAACCAGACTAGGTAACTATACACAGATCAATGGTAAAACTATTGCTGTGTCAGGAACTAGACGAGCTGTTGATCAGGCTGGTGTAGCTGATGAATACGCATATCAACTTAAAAAGCGTGGTACTGAACTACGACGTGACGTTGAGTTTGATATGATTCATGCTCACAACATCTCAAATGCTGTTGGAACCCAGAACGCTAACTCGCGTTCAGCTGGTGGATACTCATCTTTCGTTAACAGCACAGCTACTTGTAACTATGTAGGTCAATGGGAAGCTCCTTCTGCTGCGACTACAGGTGCAGGAACTGACAATGAAGGTACTGCTATTCCTAGAGGTAGTATCAACGCTGGTACTACTGCTCCAACAAGAGGTTCTCTTGCTTTAACAGATGTTGATGCTGTTATGCAGAAGATCTATGAGGAAGGTGGTAAAGCTACTAAAATCATGGTTTCTCCAAAAGTACGTAGGGATTTCTCTGACCTAATGGTTAGTGATACTGGCGTAAGACGAAACATGGATGCTGACGGAAAACTCCGACAATCAGTTGATGTGTATATGTCTGACTTTGGTGACATTATGGTTGTACCTAACTACATCATGGGATTAACTAATGCTCATGCTGCTATCTTAGGTGATGGTCATGCATCTACTAAATTTACTAGTGGTGGAATTCCAGATATGGCTGACTTTGCAGCTTACATCTATGACCCAATGTGGTTCTCAACTGCCTATCTAAGATCTCTACAAGAGGTTGACGTAGGGCAAAAGGGTGACTCAACTGTTGGAATGATGGTTGAAGAGTGTACTCTTGAAGTGCGTAATCCAAAGGGTTGCGGAGCTATTTACGGTCTTTCATAAGACTCTTTTGGGGAGGTTTAATCGCCTCCCCAATTTTTTTAATTTAATAGGAGAATATTATGGGTTATGGTAGAGGAAGAAAAATGCCTCCGAAATTTTCAAATTTTGAAACAGGTAAAGATCACACTATAAAAATTGATGGTAAAAAACATAAACCTGCAGCTCTTGGTGCGCTTAAAGGTTTAGCAGGAGCAACGTTAGCAAATAGAAAAGAATCAAAAGCTCTTGCAGGTGGCGGAAAAATATCTAAGTACTACAAAGGTGGCGGAAACGTAATCACAGGTAGAGACTAACAATAATAACGGAGGGAACAATGTACGTTATAAAAGCAGCAAACGGAAATATATTTCCAGTAGAAAAGTGTGTATACAGAATAGGTGCAGCAACAGGTGGTGGTTATAAAATAACCCATCTATCGCTTGTTACTGTTACTGAATCAGCAGGTGCTGAACCAAATCCTGGATTAGCTGACAATCCAGCAGCAGCAACAGCTGGAGATTTACTAGGTTATATTGGTAAGACTGGTAGATTCATTGCCATTACAGAACCTGCAACCTAGGAGTAACACATGGCTAAACAATATGAATTTGATTTTATGAGTGCCACAGTTGATCCTAAGAAATCTATTAAAGCAGGATTTGACTTAGATAGTGGACAGTGGCAAGCAACACAAAACATTCAACAATACGTTGATGGTGCAAAAGAAGATAGGGATAAAGAAGCTTACTTTGGCAGAACTAGATATAAAGGATTTCGTAAGATGGCTACTATACCAGATATAGTTGCTCTTAAAATAAAAGAAGATTATGGTATTGATTTACATGATCAGACCTTTATGCGAGATACTGACAAAATGAAAAAATTAAAAGTAATTTTAAAGCAAGAATATCCTCACTTAATAATAAACACATAAGGAGGGTATCATGACTTATGCTGAACTTACTGCACTAGCACGTAGTTGGTGCAACAGGGATGAGGAAGTTGTTAGTGATAGCATAATCCAAGACTCTTTAAAGTATGCAGCTGATAAAGCATACAGGAAGTTAAGAGTACCTCCTTTAGAAAACGTAGCAGAGTACGAAAAGACTCTATTAGAAGCTGCGTCAACTACAAGCACTTCAACAAGATTAAGTCGAACTGAGATAAAAATTCCATTTGACTTAATAGAAATTATACAAATAAAAGAAGTAGACGCAGCAGGATTACCTACTAGAGTTTGGAACGAGAAATTAGATGTAAGAACGTTTAACGATCCATCCGCTGAAAAGTATACTGCTAATAACTACTTTACAAGAGAACGTAATGTTCTGTACCTAAGCCCCGCGTTTGGTGAAAATACTAATAGTAACGCAGGTAATGCTATTGAAATGCTATACTATAGACGTTTACCAGCCTTAGATGCTAAGTACGCGGTTACAGTATTAAACTATGCTGCTGGATTTTTGACTACATCAGGTGGTACAACAGCATTATACTTTGTAAATGGTAATACAACTACAGCTTATGCAACATCTACCGAGGCAACAGCCTCTGCAGATGGCGCAGGTACAAATACAGCTAACTATATAGGTACAGAAGTGCCTCATTGGTTACGAGATGAAAATGAAAGAATACTATTATATGGTGCATTAGTTGAAATTTTTGCGTATGTTGGAGATAATGAGCAAGCCGCTAAATATAAGTTAATGTTTGATACTGAAATTCAAGAACTTAATGATGAAGATGCTAAACGCAATTCTTCAGGTGGTAATATAC